TAGTAGCGGCGTGCCAGCGGACTGTGATCCGGCTGCGGCTGAATCCACCAGTAGTTGTTGCCGAACAGCCAGTAGAAATCGACCCCCGGCCAGTCGTAGATCCACCAGTCGCAGTCACGCTGCTGACGCACCTCGTCCTGCGCACTCTGCAAGGTGCAGGTAAAGAACTCGATGGGCACCGCTTGCTTGAGGTTGGCCTTAACAGGGCCTCCGGGTGGCGGCGTCACATCCGGCTGATGAGTTGGCGACGGTTCCTTCATCACGCCCCCCGCGACAGTTCGCGCAGTGCCTGCGCCAGTTGCATCGCCGTCTCGCGCGACGACTGCACCGTGTGCGGTTTGCCGCCGACGTGGAAGCGCAGGTCGACCACATCCCGGGCCGGCGTATCGTTGTCACTGGCCATCATCGCCACCTGACTCACCGCGTTGCCTACGGCTCCACCGGCGGCAAAGCGCGGCATGGCGGGTAGGAAACCGGCGTTGAGAGCGGAGAAGAAGGCTTCGCCGAACTTGCGCACGCTGGCCGCCCGGATGACGAATTCGCCATGGGAGAGCAGCGCCGGCACGGAGTCCGAGGTTTCGGTACCCGGTCCGAAGATGCGTCCCGACATCCGCCGAAATCCCTCGGCCACGGCCTGCCCACCTTCGGCCAGCTTCTGGATCAGGCCACCCTGGGCATTGGTGTAGACCTTGGTGACGTAGATCGTGTGGGTGCTCGAGGTTGGTCGCAGCAGTTCCGACACGGCCGCCCGGTACTGATTCAGGTCGGGCTGCACGGTGTGGGTCGCCGAGGTCGGGGCCGACAAGACCGTCTTGGCATCCAGCGCGAACGACGCCAGCTGCTGGCGGGGTTGGTCGAAGGACACCAGCGCCGGGATTTCGACGTTGGCACCGGCGAGCGTGCCCTTGAGCCGGTCGATGTCGGCAATGACCTGACTCGTGTCGGCCTCGACCTTGGCGAGCAGTTGCAGGTTGTCGGTGTCGGACTTGAGTTTCTCCAGGGAGACTTGCGCCTCCTTGGTGTCGGCCTGAATCTTGGCGACGAGCTGCTGCGCCTCGGTCAGTGCCTTGAGTTTCTCGATGCCGGCCTTGGCAGCCTCGATGTCGACGTCGAGCTTGAGCTTGTCCTGCGCGAGCAATTGGCTCCGCAGCTTGTCCAGTTCGTCGGATACCGATGCGAGTGCCCGCTTGGCTTCATCGGCACCCTGGCCAGCAGCGCTGGCGGCCTGTTTGTGCGCGTCGCCCAAGCCCTTCAGGGCCGCATCGGCAATGCCGGCGGCTTCCTTGATCTCGCCGATGGCGGTCGCCGCCGCCTGCCCCTCCGACACCACGGCCTGGGTGACCGTCTTGCCATTCTGCTCGACTTGGCGGGTCACCGCCGAGGCGGTACGCTCTGCCAGGGCGATGGCTTCTTCGGCAAGTTTGCGGGCCTGCTCGTAGTTGCCGGCGGCGAGTGCCGCGCGTGCCTGCGCTTGCTTCTCATCGATCTGGCGCAGCCGATCCTGATAGGCCGCGTACTCGTCCATCCCCTTACGGGACAGTTCTCGAATGCGATCCTCGACCGACAGGCGCAGGTTGAGCCGGGCTTCGTCGGCAGCCTTCGCCGCCTGCAGGTGGCGCTGTTCCTCGGCGATCAGCCGGTCGACGGTGGCGCGGTAGGCCGATTCCAGTTGGGCGTAGATGGCGATGCGCGCCTCGACCGCCTGCCGTTCGATGGCTTGCACGTCCTGGCCGGCGGCGCGGGCCAGGGCCACCGCCTGACCGTAGGTGGCCTTCCACGCGGCTTCCATTTGCCGAGCCCCGGCTTCCACCGCAGTGAGTTTTTCGCGCTCGGAGGCAAGCAGAGCTTGCGCAGACTCGCGGATGGCAGCCGCCTCGGAGCGCGCGGCATTCTGGGCCGCCGCTTCCTGTCGCTTGTAGTTCGACTCGATCTCGGCCACGCGGGCATCCCAGATCGCCTTGATATCGGCGGCGACCTGTTTGTAGCTGGCTGAGAGTTGCTTGACGGTTTCGGCGGCTTTCTTGGTTTCGGCTTCGAGCGCCTGCCGGATGGCTTCGCCGGCTTGGGTGGCCGCGCCCTGGATGGCGCGCAGCGCATCTGCCGTGCCGGGCAATGCCGCCTTCAATCGCTCAGCGGCCTGTGCCGCCAGCATCATCTGGGTTTTGACGGAGAGCGTGCCGGTATTGGCCAGTTCCTCCATCGCGGCGGTCAGCTGCTCCAGTTGCTGGCGCTGCCGGTTCATCTCGTCGATGGCTCGGTTGGTCTCGCGGATGTCCTGCACCATGTTGACGATGCCGCGCCCCATCTCCCAGACAGCGACGGCTGCGAGCACCGGCAGGAAGCGCATGAAGGCGGCCTTGAGGACGTTCACCGCTTCGAGCAGCTTCGCCGCCGCCGCGACACCCTTGATGGCCAGGACGGTGACGACGATCTCGCCGAGCACGCGCAGCACGGCCATGATCTCTTCGCCGTGACTGGCCAGTGCCACCAGCGCGTCGGCCAGCGCCTGCAGTGCCGGCAGCGCCGCTTCCGCCACCTTCATGGCGATGCCGTGCAGGGCCTGCTTCACCGTGTCGAGCGTGTCGTTGAACTTCTCGGCGGCCTTGGCGGTGTCGCCGGAAATCTCCAGGCCCAGTTCCTTGAACTTCCGCTTGAGCTCCTCGATGCCGGCCCGGCCTTGGTTCAGGAACGGGATCAATTCCACGCCGCTCTTACCAAAGAGCTTCACGGCCAGCGCGGACTTCTCGGCCCCGTCAGGCATCGCGGCGAAGGCATCGGCGAGGTCGAGCAGCACCTCCTCAGTCGGGCGCAACTGGCCGGCGGCATCCTTGACCGATACACCCAACCGGCTGAAGGCCTCGACCTGCTCCTTCCCACCGCCCGCCGCCTCGACCATTGCGGTGGCGAGCTTCTGCATGCCCTTGGCGAGCCCCTCCAGCGAGGTGCCGGCCTGCTCGGCGATGGGACGCAACAGGGAAAGCGACTCGACAGAGATGCCCGTCATCTGCGACAGCTTGGCGAGTTCGTCGGCCGTATCGAGCGCCGCCTTGCCGGCGGCCATCAGGGCGCCCAGGGAGAGCGCCGCACCCAGCCCCGCCAGCACGCCGTTAACCTTGCTCGCCGTCGACGACAGGCCCTCCAGGTTGGCCTTGACCGAGGCGAGTGCCGACTTGGTCTGGTCGATGGCGGTGATGAGGATTTGTGCGCGGTCAGATGCCACGGGTTACAAACCTTGTGCGTTGAGTTGTTGCAGGATGGCGGTGGAGAGCTTGGGCAGTTGGGAGCGCACGATGCCCGGCAGGTCGAAGCGACCGCGCAGGGTGACGCTCGGCACCAGCACGGCGATGGGGATCTCCTGGCCGCGCTTGATCGACTTCGCTCCGGTGCGTTGCCGCTCGGATCGCTTGAACCGGCGCAGCTCGGCGGCGTTGTCCTTGATGTTCTCGGCCATCAGGATCACCTTGCCGTTCTTCTCGATGAAGAAGGCATTGCCGGCGCGCATCAGGCCGTCGATCACACGGCGGAAGGCCTTGCGGCCCATGCGCTGGTGCTCGGGCAGGAGCGGGATCAGCATTCGTCCTCCGATGCTGCCGCCCCGGACATGGATGCCCAGCCAGGGGATGCGCGAGCCGATGAGGAGCGCCGGGAAGCGCTCGGGGCTGCCGGCATAGAGCTTGTGCCGCATCGACCTCACGAACCCGGCCTTCCTCACCGTGAAGGCCGACTGCATCCGAGCCTGGGCCGCTTGGGCGATCTCCTTGCCGGCGGACTTCATGCCGGCCTCGACCGCCTTGCGGATGGCCCGGCGCTTCTCCGGCACCCAGCTATCGAGCCGCCTGGGATCGAGCAGGCCCGAGGTGGTGAGGGACAGCTTCATGGCTTCAGCTCCCGTGCGAGCGACTTGATCTCGGCCCCGCCGCCGCGCGTCGCGGTGACGAGGAGCGCGAGCCGAACCGCCAGTTCCTCCCGCTCGGCACGCTCGGCGGCGGCGAGGAAGGCCCGCACCTGCGCCAGCGTGTAGGTCAGGACGTCGGGGTAGCGGTGCCCGGCGCCGAGGAGCCGGTGGATGGCGTCGGACCAGGGATCAGCGTGACGAGACCCGCGCTCAGCCGCGTGATCTCCGGCACCACGCGGCGGATAAAAAAATCCGCATTGGCCCCGAACACCGCCTCGGCGAGGCGAATGGCCTCGTCGAGCGCAAGCCGCCCCACCCAGTCGGGTGGACGCCGGCAGGCGACGGCCAGCACCAGGATCACCGCCTCACCGTCCTCGGCGAGCAGGCGCAGCCAGTCCGGGTCGGGGCCGAGCTTGCCGGCGATGGGCAGCACGGCCCGGGCGAAGGTCGGGAGTTCCCCGACCCGCAGCGGTGTGATGTCGAGGGTCTCGCCGGCGATGACCAAGGACTCGGGCACCGGCGGAAGAGCCGCAAAGACGTTTTCGGTCATGGCGATCACCCGCGCATCAGCCCAACTGCACGATGCGGCCGAACTGGCCCAGTACCGCGTCGTAGGGCTTGGTCGAGTCCGCCAGCAGCGAGCCCTCCAGCTCGAACTTGTTGAGGTCGTTCGAGATGATGTCGAACTTCTTCAGCGGGTCGAAGGCAACCCGGTAGAGCTCGATCAGCACCTTGGCGTTACCGGCTGCGGTGTTCACCCCTTCGAGGCGCAGGAAGCGCTCGGGCAGGGGCTGGGTGAAGATGCCGATCTCGGTCACGGCGCCGAAGGTGTAGCTCGCCTTGAAAGGGGCGGTGAGGCCGGTGACGTCCAGAAACTGGATGGCACCGAAGTCGGTGTCGGCCGTGTAGTGGGCGCCGAGGGTGAGCGTCGCCGGCGTGCCGGCGGAATCGACCACGGTCAGGGCCGACACCTTGGGGTGGGCCAGGAAGTAGCGGTCGCCCACGACCGGTGCCGCCCCGCCCACCGGCTCGTCGGTGACGCTGCCGCCGGCGCCGGTGACGTGGTTGCCGTAGAGCGCGAGCGCCAGGTTCTCCTTGGTGAACTCCTCGATGGTCAGTGCGACGGTGGCGGACTTCTGCTTGACCAGGCGCAGATCCACGGCGCGCTGACCGGTCTGGCTCTCGTAGTGCTCGATGACGTCGGTCTTGAGGGCGAGCGACAGGTCGGCGACGTTGCCGGGCGAGCGGACGTTGATCGGTTCGCCGGCGGCGTTGCGTTCGCCGAGATAGACGCGGCCCTGGAAGGAAGCATAGTAGGACATGGGGGATCACTCCTTGGGGGTCTTGGGGTTGCGGGGCGGCGCCTCGGGCGCCGGGGCGAGTTCGCCATCGGCCGGCACGGCGATGCCTTGCCCGACCAGCCAACGCGCGGCGCGCTCGTCCACGTCGAGGATGTGGCCGGCGGGATAGGCCACTCCGGCATGGGTGTGGGTGACCTTGAGTTTCACTTTGGGCATGTCAGCCTCCTTGCGAGATGTCGGAAACGAGAGTGCGGTAGGCAATGCGGTAGGCGGCCGGGATCGCTATGGCATCGACGTCGGCGTCCTCGGTCTGGTAGTCCGCGTCCATTTCGGTGACAGCGAGCGCCAGTCCGCCGAGGGTGGGCTCGGACAGCAGGGCGAGATGGGCACGGCAGATCAGGTCGTCGGCCACGGCATGGCCGTCGGTCGGGTCGCGGGCATGCCCGGTGAGCTGGAGCACCAGTTCGCGCTCCATGCGGTCGTTGCTGCGCCTGGCCGGCGCATCCGAGACGACCGCCAGGATCAGTGCCGGCGTCCGCTCACGCGGTACCGCCGTGGTCGGCTGGCGCAGCACGGTGACGGGGGCGATTGCCGCCTGGCAGCGTGCCGCGACCTCGCGGATGATCTGTTCGCGACGCGAGATCATGATCAGACGCGCCTCAGCGTCGCCCGGCACTCCGAGCCGTCGCCGATGGCCCGCACCTCGCGCACCCGGTAGGTGATGCCGCCGATCACCAGTTCGTGACCGGCGTCGAGCATCACCGCGTCGGCCGGATAGCGGATGGCGTAGTCGGTCGACAGGCCCAGGCCGTCGAGCACCTCCGCGTCGGGGGCACGGAAATCAACGAGGACTTCCGCCCCCCCGATCACGGCCGGCGTGAGCAGCCCGGCGCGCCCGGCGGCGGCGTAAAGGTCGCGCAGCAGACTCATCAGGCCATCGTCAGCTTGACCAGCACGCCCGGCCGGTGGCACATCGGCAGCGGGTTGGACTGGGTGTGCAGATCGGTGCCGCGATCGAACTTGCGCGGCTCCTGCTTGGCGTAGAGCGGCTGGCCGAGGGTGTTCACCGTCTCGTTGAAGTCCGCCGGCGCGAAGTAGGTGCCGAAGGTGTCCACCGTGCCCAGCGGGAAGGCATGAGCCTCGCCCGGAGCGATGAACTTGCGCACCGTGCCGTTGGCATCCGACGCCTGCCCGCGATACTCCTCGAAGGTGATGCCGGCGTAGGGAAAGCCCTTGCGCACGTCGCTGAACAGGTAGATGCCCTGCTGGTAGTTCTGGTAGGCGGTCTTGACCTCCTTGTGGGTGGTGAGCGCCCGGAAGAATTCGGGCGAGCACAGCACGTGGATGCCGGTCATGTACTCGCCCTTGAGGCCGTCCTCGACGTGACCCAGCACCTCGAGACAGGCCGCCTTGATCTGGCCGTTGTCCGCCGTGTTCGAGAACTCGAAGGCCACGGACTGCTGGGCGATCTGGAACTCGGTGTAGAGGTTGTAGATGGTGCTGCCGTCGGCATCGAGGATCTGGCCCTTGAGCGCGCCCATGCGCAGGTGCTCCAGGGTGATCGCATGCTTGTTGCGCATGGTGTCCATGTGCCGGGCCATGACGCCGGCGATCGCCTCCATCTCGGTCTCGGAGCCGAAGGCGCGGATGCCCTGCACCTCCTCGGGCAGCACCACGTCGTCGTGCGGGATGTGGGGGATGACGAAGGAGCGCAGGGTGCGGCCGCCGCGCTCGCCCACGGTACCCGGCGAACCGGGCGGCTTGGTGGGCAACAGGTTGAGCTTGCCGGCGTACTCCTCGACGATGATCTGCCGGGTGCGCACGGGCTTGGCCGGGAAGATGCCGAGCTGCTCCAGGCGGCCGTAGCGGTTGGGGATGAGGTTGATGGCCGCCGTGAGGCTGGCCATGGCGAAGCCGGGATTGTCGAAGGGGTTCTGCATTTCGGGTCTCCAGAAAGCAGAAACCCGCCGGATGGCGGGTTTCCGGGGTGGTTGGTTTTCCTGCTTACGCGGAATCGCGCACCAGGATGCCGAGGGCGACGAGCTGGGCTTCGGCAGCGGCCTTCTGCGGGGCGGTGATGCCGGCCGGCCAGATCAGCGCCCCGCGGGCGACGATGGCGTGGCGGGCCACGACGACGGCGTCGTCGCGATCGATCAGGGTTGCGTCGGTGTCGACGGCGAGCACGGCGGACGCGACCTCGGTGCCGTCGGTTGCGGCCGGCGCCAGGGCGTACAGCTTGCCGTCAGCAGTCTTCCTGCCCAGCACGGTGCCGAGCTGCAGGTTCTGGCCGGCGGCGATGGTCGCGGCATCGCGCGAATAGAGGTTCGGCGCCTCGTACTTCAGGAGGTCGCCCAGGTTCTTGCTTTGGGTGATGGCGGGCATGGATTACTCCTTGGCGATGAGCTTCTTGACGGCGGCCACGACGGGCGAAGCCTCGGGCCGCTGCACGGTCTCGGTGCCGGCTTCCGGCGTG